CCGCAGATCTCGCACCCATAACCATCAAGGAACCATCAGTTGAACCATCAAAGAAACGTCAGGGAGCGCGTGGGACGCGCTTGCCCGCCGACTGGGTTCTGACGAAATCTCTTGGCGAATGGACGCTGCAGGAGTTCCCGCACTGGACGGCTGACCGTCTGCGCTCGGTGGCAGCGAAGTTCAAGGACCATTGGCTGGCGCAGCCGGGGCAGAAGGGGAGCAAGGCCGACTGGCTGGCGACCTGGCGCAACTGGTGCCGCCGCGAAGACGAAATGAATCCGCAGGGCAAGAAGGGCGGCAACGGGGCATGGTTCGCGACGGAGCAGGGCGTGATCGCCAAGGCGGCGGAGCTAGGCCTGAAGACCATTCCTGGCGAATCCGCCTTTTCGCTGAGGCAGCGGGTGCAGGAGGCCATCGACAACGGCGGCAAGCCGCCCATGACCGTATCCGGCCAGCGGGTGGTGCAGGCCCAGCCAAAGGACGAGGGCAAGGCCGAAGTGTCGCCCGAGAACCGCAACGCCGCCCTGCAGGCAGCACGCGGGCTGAAGAAGAAGGTGGCGTGATGCGCTGCCTGGACTGCGCGCACTGCGACCTGCGCAGCAATCCGGAAATGGCGAAGCGCGGTTTCGCAAAGTGCAAGTTCGTGGAGTCGGCCACCTACCCGAGCGCCACGGCGCAGCGTGAGTGCAGCCACTTCCAGACAGCGGCGCAAGAGGCCGTGACCAAGCGCGCGGCATGGCTTCAGGCGCAGCAAGAATTGTTCAGACAGCAAATTATTTGAAGGGAGTATCAGCATGGCAACTCGACGTATCGGACAGATTCCCCCGCAGCGCAACCCCGGCCCGCCGTCCGCGAAGGATCGCCAGGTCGGCGGATCGCATTACAAGGACATGGCCCTGGAGCCGTGGGAGGCCATCGAGAAATGGCTGAGTCCCGAGGAAGTGCGCGGCTACCACAAGGCCACGGCCATCGCATACCTGGCCCGCGAGGGCGCGAAGGGCGGCGACGAGGATATCGCCAAGGCAGCGCACCACCTGCAGCGCCTGGTCGAGCTCAATGAACAGCTGTCGTAGGGATCTGGCATGAAACTCTATCTCGCCGGGCCGATGACCGGACTGCCAGACTTGAATTTTCCTCGGTTCCATGAAGAGGCCGCCCGCTTGCGCGCGCTGGGCCACGAGATCGTCAATCCGGCGGAGCTCAATCCGACCAACAATGACTGGCTGGAGTGCATGCGCATCGACATTCGTGAGCTGGTGATGTGCGACGGTGTTGCGTTACTGGAGGGGTGGCACCAGTCCCGTGGAGCGACCCTGGAGCATGACATCGGCGTGCGTCTCGGTCTTCATGTCATCGAGGCGGCTCAATTGGTGGGGCCAGCATGAAGCTCGTCGCCCTCACGCTGCCATTCCCGGACAAGCGGCTGAACCCGAATAACGCCAACGGCATGCACTGGGCCGCCACGTCGGGTTTGCGGAAGAAAGCGCATCTGGAAGGGTTTGTCTTGGCACGGCAAGAAGCTCGTTCGGTCGCATGGTCCCCAGTGAAGGGCGACGTGCCGCTGCGCATTACTTTCGAGCTTCCGGATCGCCGGCCGCGCGATCGTGACAACTTGCTGGCGGCGATGAAAGCCGGGCTGGATGGTGTTGCCGAAGCTCTTGGCGTGGACGACAGCCAGTTTGAGCCGGTGATGCTGACGCGTCGTTACGGCCGCAAGCCTGGCGCCGTGCATTTCGAGATCGGCGGGGCGGCGCCATGAAGAAGCGAAACAAAGCTTACAAGCCGGGCCGCCTGGCTGGCGACACGATCAAGTTGAAGATGCAGCCCTGGAAAGTGAAGGCAATCATGGATCCGCTGTTGGCGATCATCGACCAGCTGGAGCAGGACGGGACCATTGACGTAGCCAGCAATGGCGCGGCCGTCTTCAAGGATCAGGGCGATGGCCACTGGTATGACAGCGCGGTGGCAATCGGCGGCGTGGTCGAGGCTTTCGAAATTCATGAGATCCGCATCGGCCAGGATCTGCACCTGGACGGCCTGCGCAAGCTCGGGAAGGCGCTGGAATACGGCATGCCCATCGACCACCACCAGACAACGGCCGCCCGCGAGTCGCTGCAGCACATTCGGGCCGCGTCCCTCGAAATGACCGCTGGCTATGCCCGCGACCTTATCAAGGACTTCCAGATCAAGGAAGGCCTGCAAGAAGCAGCCAAAGCCGCATAACAACGAGTTTCCAAGGAGAACTACATGCAAATCACAGAACAAGCTGCTCCGCTGGTCCTCATTCAGCCCGCCCCGGTGGCACGCGATCAGGACGGCTATTGGGTCCATCCCGAAGAGCCCAACTTCGATGAGGACTGGCAGGCCTACAAGGATTGGATCGCCGCCCAGGGCTTGGAGCTGAAGATCGATGACCTGGAGGACTATCCGGACCATGCGGCTCATCAGCGCTACTTCGAGGAAGGCGAGGCCGACATCAGTGACTGGGTGAGCGAGCGCCCCGCCGGCGAAGGCTGGTTCACCCTCTCGATCCACATGACCGAAGACAGTGCAGTGTGGGTTTGGGCGCGTCGGCGGCAGGAGGGCGCTGCAGCATGAGCGTCCCATCTACCGCAGATCGCTTCATTGAGCTGATGGCTGCTATCAAGTCCCTTGACGCTGGAAACGAAGAGCCGATGCGCCATGCTGTCCGCCGCCTCCGGAACAATGCCACTGGGATTCTGGAGGCGGCCATTACCGAGGCCTGGGTGATGGTGGATGTTGCTCGGCAAATCCCTGGAGACTGCGCCGAAGCCATCGCAGATGCGAAGAAAGAAGGTGCCGCATGATCGCCGCCATCCCCGCCGAAGACCGGCCGACCATCATCCGCCAGAGCATCCCCGAGCCAGGCCAGGACCGCGCGCAGGCATTGAAGACATCGCGCATCGAGGCCGCGCACCACTATTCCAACGTCCTGCCCCGGCGATTCAGCGTGCAGCTGCGGGCCAAGATCAACGGCGCCGCGCTGGTTTGCTTGAGCTGCGGCGCCAAGACCAATGAAGACGGCGACCTGCCGTGCGACCACTGAAAGGGCTGCAATGAATAACTCGCTGAGGTTCCTGAAGAGTGTCGGCATCAATGCGCTGGCGGCTGTCCTCTTTTACGCATGGAAGGTCGAGGGCTCCGAGGGTAGCGGAAACATTGTGTTGTTCTGGTTCTGGTTTGGGGCCGTGTTCGGAATTTTGGCAATGTCCTTGCCGGCTTCCGGAAAGCAGAATAAGCGCATCAAGTGGATCGAGAGATTCAATGCTGTGGCGCAATTGGCTTTCGTCGTTGCGTTTGCATATTTTGGGCATTTCCTGCTAGCGGCCTGCTGCGCGCTCGGTGCGCTTGGCTGCCGTATCTATCGGGACAGGTTCGACGATGAGGGTTTGCCACTGCAGGCGGATGCGAAATGAGCACCGACGTGGTGGAGTTGCTCATGACGCTTGCGGCGCTTTTCGTAGGGTTCGGCGGGGCGCTAGCGGTGCTGCTGCGCCATTTCGGGAAAGAGCGCTGATGAGTCGGGCTTTCGATAGGTTGGCGGCAGCTCTGGTGCGTGAGGGGAAGGAACCATCCAGGGCGCTTCCAGCGAAGTATTACGGCCGACGGGGCGACCCGGCAAACCATGTTGAATTTGAATCTGAGCTTCAGCGGCGCGCAAAGAGTGTGAAGAGAAGGGAAAAGGAAAAGTGATGAATGTGATCGAGAAGTATACCCGTGCGGTGGCGTCGTCGAATTTGAGGGACGATGGGCACCACCACAGCACTGAGGTGCTGGCGGCCGTTGCCTTGTGCCAGACGCGCCTGGCTTCGAAGTTGTTTCGTGTGAAGTATGCCGCTGACGCCACTATCTATGCCGCTCTTCTTGCCGACTGGACCGAAATCGTGACCTTCAAAAGCCTGCTGCGCACTTGGCCCGTAGAGGTGAGTCCGAAGAAGATCGCCCGCTTGTCGCTGGATCACTGGTTGAACGACGTATGCCCAACATGTTTTGGCACCGGTTTCCAGGCTGCGCCAGGCCATGTCAACATCCTCTCGGATATTCCTTGTCGGGCTTGCAAAGGCACTGCGAAGCGCCCTATCCAGGCAAAGCATAACCTGATGACCTATGTTGCCGATATGGTAGAGTCACTTGAAGGGATGACTATTCAAGCCGGTGGCGAAGCGATGCGCAAGCTAGCTAGTCAAATGAACGTGGAATAAAAATCAGGGGATAGAATGTTGTGTGATGAATTGCTGCTTGAGCTGCTCAAGGGGTTGCCTGCTGCTTTTGTTGCCTTGGTGATTGGCTCTATTGCTGCGGGGATTGCATATCGCCAATACTGCGTGGCGCGCGCTAAATTTAAGTTGGATTTATTTGAGAGGCGCCACGAGGTATTCTTAAAAACCTGGGTTTTCTTATCCAAGTTCGACGAGCACCGCTGGAAAAATAATATGTCAGACATAATGATCTTTCGCCAGTACGTGGCTAATGCAAAATTTCTCTTCGGTAGAGATGTGGCAGACTTTGTTGATAAGGCAGAAGAGATGGCGATAGAGCTCGGCGAGGCAGATCTTTATGCGTACGAGAGTCCCGACGAGCAGCAGCGTGCGCAGGCCAAGCAAAAACTAGAAGAAATTCAAAAATGGGCGCATCAGCAAAGGGAGCAAATTCATAAGAAATTTTCCCCCTATTTGGGTTTTTCGCAGTGGCAGTGATAAAAATAGGCCCTGATATTGTGCTGGGCAAATCCTCAGTGTATATTGCAACTGCTGCGCGCTTTACGAACCATCCGGCGTGCATAATTTGGGCGAAAGCACGGCAGCGGCTTACGGAAAGCCGAGAAGTTGATGGAAGCGCTCGCCCTAAAATTTCGATAGTAGAAGTGCTGCTGTTGCAGCGCTTTGCAAATATCTCTGAATTCGAAGAAGCCCCGTCCCGTTTGGTTCGGGGCTTTTTGTTTTGCTTTCCCGCGTCTGTAGCTCAATGGTAGAGCCGCTGCCTTCCAAGCAGATGACGAGGAGTTCGATTCTCCCCTGACGCTCCAGTATTAGGCGACGACCAAATCCAGACGCTTGCCCAGGGCTGCCAAGGCTTCCTCGATACGGTCAATCTTAGTGGCGTGGCCAAGGTCGATCAGGCGGTTGACTTCCTGCCTGGTAGTGTCAAGACGCCGTGCCAGTTCGCTGGGTGCGACTTTCTGGTCCAGCATCTCATTGAGCAGCAGTACCTTGCTGGAGACACTGGCCGGAAGCGAAACGAGGCGTTCGCCACGTTTCGGGGCAGAGGGAAGAGGAACAGGGCGCTTGTCCTCAAAGTAGAAGTCCATAGCGGTGAGAAGCGCGTCGGCAGCCATCGCCAGCGCTTCCTGTTCGGTCTCGCCTTGGGTGATTGCTTCCGGGATATCGCGGAAGGTGACCACAAAGCCGCCGGCTTCAGCATCGGCTTCAAAGTGTGCAGGATATTTCACGTTGCCTCCAATAAGCAGTAGTGGTGCGGTGAAGCTTGGCGTGAGGGAGTAGCCCCTTTCGGGGCTGTTCCTCACTTCAGGTTAAGTTGCTTTTTGATTCCATTGACTGTTCCGGTTTTCATCTCGCCAGCATGTCTAGGAATCACCGTTTGCTTGCCGTTTAGGTAGACTTTCAAGTGGTTGCTGCCTTCCTTGAATGTCGCGCCTTGTTCGGCGAGCCACCTGACAAACTCCTTTTGCTTCACCGCACCTCCTTTCGTTTGAATCAGTAAGTACAGTGTAATCAAAAAAGATTACTAGCGCAAGGCGTTTGTAATCTTTTTTGTTTATATTTGTTTGTCTCCTCCCCTTGAGGGTCTGCTCGCAGCCTTTTCCGGTCGCGAGCTTTTTTATTTGCGGCTCAGCAATCGGTTTGCGCTTCTTCGCGCAACTGGATTTGCTCACCTTCCCGGAGTTTCCATGCTGGATCAGATGACGACAACTTACGCGTATAACGCGGACGGCACAGTTGCGTCCATTACCAAGACAGATGGGCGCCTGACTTGGGTCAAAACGTTCACCTGGACGAATGGGAAGCTGACCAGTTCTTCGAAGTGGGTGCAGCAATGATCGACGAGAGCGAATTTCTTGAACTTGCGACCGCGTTTGGTCTGGGGCAAGGCCCAGTTTCGATTGCTGGTTCACTGGGTGCGGGCAATGTTCTGACAGCTTCGCTACTTTCTGGGTACTCGGCTGCCAGCTTCCAGTGGACCCGTAACGGTTCGGATATCTCCGGCCAGACCGCCAATACCTATACTCAGCTCACCACGGACCGTGGATCAGTGATCGGGTGTCGGGCAATCGGGCTGGCATATGCGGGCAGCGCGGGAACCGTGCCAGTGGTTGTTCCTGGTACGCCTACTGGTGTATCTGCGACCGCAGGAGATGGATCAGTTACCGGCACATTTACCGCGCCGGCCGATAACGGCGGCAGCGCGATCACCGGCTACCAAATGCGCGTGTACCGCACTTCGGATAACGTGGTTCTGGGAATTGCCACCGGCAGCGCCGGCCCGCTCACTCTCAATGGTTTGACCAATGGTGTGCCGGTCTACGTGACCGTAGCTGCCGTCAATGCCATTGGAGTGGGTGCTCAATCCTCCGCATCCGGTTCTGTCGTGCCTTCTGCCGTTGTTCCCGTGTTCACTGCGGGACCCTCTTTAAGCGCAACTCCCCAAGTGAGTGTTCCTCTCACGGTGAGCGCCGGCACGTTGGTCGATAGCACGGGCGTCTCGTCCACATTCGACATTCTTCGTGACGGCCAAATTGTGGCCTCTGGCGCCGCACCCACCTACACGCCGACCAATACTGATCTCGGACACTATTTCACTGCTCGACATCACGCTTTCAGCTCTGCTGGGTCCGATGACTCGGCGAGCGCGCCGCAGGTATGCGTGCCTCTCATCAGTGCGGCTTTGGCATTCGCAAGTCTGCCGATTTGCTACGATTACCGACCTGTTGTCGGCTGCCCCGTGCTGTTCTCGGCGGCGACCGCCCAGGGTACTAGCGTCACGATCACTTACCAGATCCTCTGGAATGGAGTTCTGCAGGGTTCGGCTACCAGCACGCCCCCTGTGTATACGCCAAGCGCTACCGGCAGCCTGGCGATGCGCACGACCATCAGTAATGGCTCTGGGACGCTGAGCTACGATACGCCCGCGCTCAACGTCATTGCTGCACCGGCCGCCTCGGGTGTTATGCGCTACGTGTCGGCTCACAACAAAATCAATTTCTACACGATGACCGTATCGACCACTGTCGATCGGAAAATCATGTGCAATGACGAACACCAGGTTGGCTCCGGTGCTATCAAGGGGTTCCGCCTCGCGTTCGACAACATCCGTATGCCTTCCAATGGTAGCGGCGCTCCGATTCTGAACGGCAACGCAATTACCTTGGAAGATGTCTACGCTGTTGTGTTCTACAACGGTACACGGCAGGGCACTCCTCAGCGCGTAACCTGGGACGGCGGCGCGACTGGCAAGGTGGCGGCTGACGGGTCTGTTGATCTGCAGTCGGACTACATGACACCGAGCATGTTCGGTCTGACCTACATTCCGGCTGGGGCAACGATCAACCTGCAGACCCGCTGGGATTGGCCGAAGAACACCAATATGCCTTCTGTGGAGCAGACGACTGGGCCAACCAAGCCGGCTCAGATTTTCGTCTACGACCCAACGACTGCGACCATCACGGCAGGCCTCGGAAGCACAGCAAGCCAGGGCGGCTATGTTGTTGTTGGCGGGACTGGCACGGTCAACCAGCAGACTGGCCCCAAGCTGCGCATCATTGGCGATTTCGTCGCCGGTGATCCCAAAGTCGTTTTCGGCTTCGGGGACTCCACCTTTGGCCCCGGCAACGCTACTACCAACGGTATCTTCGCCGGCGCGGTCAATATCTGCGTGGGAAAGCCGCCTTTGGCAGCGCTCAACTTCCAGCGTTTTGGCGCTGGGGCTACGGAGTACGACCCTGGCGCTATTCCTGGCGGAGCGCATCAGGCACTTGTGAAATACGCCAACATCGTTTTGGATGGCATCCATATCAATACGATCGGCACCGGGACTGCCGCGGACTCCTCGGTCATCCGTGCCCAGTCGCTGTCTTACTGGGCAACGATGAAGGCAAATGCCATCGCCGCTTCTAGTGTTATCCGTCCGTTGAAGATTGTTCGAAACGGACTGATGCTGCGACTGACGACGTTCACCGGAACGAACACGCTTTCGAGCGATCAGGTATCGGCGCCGCGTATCTCAGTTGGCGGCGATGTGGTGACCGACTTCGAGCCATGGTGCCAGGCGCGGGTGACTGACGGCACCATCGATGCCTTTAACCCGATTCGTGATCTTTTCAACCTGAACAGCGATCCATCGAAGCCGAACGCGTTCAAGGCGCAGCGAGGCCACTTCATTGACGGCCTGCATCCGCCATATGGCGTCTTTGCTGGCTACAAGAGTCGGCAGGTCATTGATGCTTTGAGTTGATGTGGCATGTTGGTAGGCAGCGCGGAAATCTGCGAGGTATCTCATGCTGAAGCTCAACGTCAAGGCAGACCTGGAGCGCCAGGCGCGTGAAATTGTCGGAAACCTTCGCAAGCAGGTGGATTTTGCCCAAGCGCAGGCCTTGAACGCTGTGGCGCGTGAAGTCATGAAGGCTGAGCAAGAGAACATCCGCTCCGTCTTCGCGCACCCCAAGCCATTCACGCAAAACTCTCTCGGTCTCAAAGCTGCGACCAAGTCCAATCCGGTGGCGGTGATCTTCATGAAGGACATCACCGCCAAGTATCTGGCGCCATATGAAACGGGCGGCGTGCACGTACTGCCGGGCAAGGCGCTGTTGAATCCGAAGGACATCAAGCTAGATCAGTACGGGCAGCTCCCCAAGTCCACACTGGCAAGGTTGAGGGCAAGGCCAGACATCTTCATTGGGCCGGTGACGACTAAGGCCGGTGTCGTGAACGGAGTATGGCAGCGGTCAGCGCCACCCAATGCGAAGGCCAAGGGACGCGGAGGACGCGCGCTGCGTGGTGCCAACAAGACAGGGCGACTGAAGCTGCTGATCCGGTTCGGCGATGCGCTGCCGGTACGCAAGCAACTGCGCTTCGGTCTGACCGCCAAGCGCATCGTAGATGCGAAGCTGGCGCCTGCCTTCGCACAAGCTATGGCGGGTGCGGCGGCGACTGCCCGTTAGCAAAAAGAAACTTTTCCGTCTCGTGAGCGGGTCCTTCCGGGGATCCCCTTGCGGGGCGGGCATTGCGCACCGCGTTGTATCCCCAGCTATGAAATTTTGAAATTTGGGTAACAGGTAACAAATGGAACTGCTGAAGCAAGCGGGCTTCGCCACCCTTCACGGCGTCAGTCGAAAGACCGTGACAAAGTGGAAGGAGCGCGGCTGGCTTGTGTCTCAGGACGATTTGGTTAATGTCGATGCATCCAATGCGCTGCTGAAAAAGTACCGAACCGACGTTCTGGAAACTGTTACCTCAACCGAGCAGGGTAACAAACAGGGTAACAAACAGGGTAACAAGTCGGGTAACAACCCAGGTAACAAAACGGCCGCTGCCATGGGTAACAAACGGCAGGCGCTGCCGCCGCCCGAGCTGGCGGACGATGAGTCGGCCGAAGAGGCCGCAGAGCGCTATATCGAGGTGCACGGTGCCCCCTGGGATCGAGAGGAGGCTCGGCGAATCAAGGAGAACTACCTCGCGCTCCTGAACCAACTGGAATATGAAGAGAAATCGGGAAGGCTGGTTGACCTGGCTGTAGCCGAGTCGGTCCTGTTTGACCAGGCACGCGCTGCCCGCGACGCCTGGATGAATTGGCCGGCGCGAGTGGGGCCGTTACTGGCGGCAGACTTCGGCCTGGAGGCTGACCGCGTAACCGAAGCCCTGACAGCCTATGTCCACAAGCACATTGCAGACCTTGGGGAGCCCAACGCAGATTTCCGGCCCGAAAGCTGACCGTCTGCGGCGTAGCTTCCGCCAGGGGTGGACGCCCCCGCCGCGGATCAGCGTCCCGGAATGGGCAGATCGGTACCGGCAACTGGCACCCGAAGCGGGTAGTACCTCGGGCGCTTGGCGCACCGATACCGTCGAGATCGCGCGTGGCCCGATGCTGGCAGTGACCGAACCGGGCGTGCATATCATCACGGCGATGGTGAGCACCCAGTTGCTCAAGACGGCGCTGCTGGAAAACGTGTTCGGCTTCTTCGCGCACCTCGACCCTTGCCCGATGCTGTTATTGCAGCCGAAAGAGCAGGCGGCAGAGCAGTTTGCGAAGGAGCGCATTGCTCCGTATATCCGCGTCACGCCGGTATTACGGGCGCTGGTTGGTACCAGCAAGACGCGCAACAAGGACGAGACGCTGCTGTATAAGGCGTTTCCTGGCGGATTTCTTGCGCTAGCGGGTGCGGGTAGCCCCGACAACCTTGCACGGCGACCGATCCGGGTCCTTTTGTCCGATGAGGTCGATAAATATCCGGTCACTCGTGAAGGTGATCCTATCGCCCTGGCGGAGGAGCGCACTGCGACATTCGGCGTGAACTGGCTTTCCATTCGGGCATGTTCGCCGACGATTGAAGACGAAAGCCGCATCGAGGCCAGCTATAAGGACTCTGACATGCGGCGGGCCTCCCTGGAGTGCCCGCATTGCGGTCACCGGATGTTTCCGGACTTCTTCAAGCATGTTCACTGGGATAAGCGCCTGGATGATGCGGGCAATGTTGTTGAGCATTTGCCCAAGACGGCAAGGATCTACTGCGAATGCTGCGGCGTGCAGTGGTCGGAGGGCGATCGGCTCAAGGCGCTGAAGACGGCGCGCTGGCATCAGACGAGGCCGTTTGACTGCTGCGGTGCTCGTCAGGTGCCGCTCATGGCCTACGACCAGCGATGGAACGAGAAGGACGAGGGAAGCGTAGAAGCGATATGGGATTGGTGGACGAGCGATCGCCATGCCGTGTATCGCGCGAAATGCCCGGACTGCGGTTCAACCCCGGTCGATAACAGCCACGCTGGATTCCAAGCGAGCAAGCTTTACTCACCTTGGCAGAAGGACAAGCCGGCCGACATCGCCGGCAAATGGCTGACGGCGAAAGGTGATCCAGATCGAGAGCAGGCCTGGTGGAACACGCAGATGGGCCTGCCGCACAGGCCGCACTCGGGGAAAGAGCTGCAGCTAGAAGCGCTCGTTGCCCGAGGCGAGATCTGGCCAGCAGCAGTCCCTGACGGTGTTGGCGTCGTAACGGCAGGCGTTGACGTGCAGGATTACCGGGTCGAGGTCGAGACGGTCGGATGGGGGCGTAACGAGGAAAGCTGGTCGATCGATACTCATGTGATCGACGGTGAGTTTTCCGATCCCAAGGTGCAAGAGCAGCTTGACGCCTACCTGGCACAGATTTGGCGTCGAGTTGACCGCCGGGGATTCGAGGTAATGGCCGCTTGTATCGACTCCGGTGGCCACCATACCGAAGCGGTCTATCAGTTCTGCAAGGCCCGGCTGGGCCGACGCATCTGGGCGGTCAAGGGCGAGTCTGCGCGCAATGGCGCGCGCAACCCGGTCTGGCCGACCAAGAGGCCAAGCTCGCGGAACAAGTCGACCTTCCGACCGGTGATTCTTGGTGTCAATGCTGCCAAGGACACCATCCGTAATCGGTTGTATCTGGAAAACGTCGGGCCTGGCTATATGCACTTCCCCCATGACCGGGATATCGGTTACTTCGCACAGTTGACCTCTGAGCGCTCCGTGGTGAAGGTGCAGTCGGGGCAGAAATTCCGGGTGTGGGAGCTACCAAATGGCAAGGCCAACGAGGCACTTGATATGCGGGTGTATGCCTACGCGGCCCTATGCGGCCTGATGCATATCGGTCTCAAGTTGAACAAGCGTGTCGATGCATTGCTGGCACCGCCGCCGACTGATGAGGCCGCTTCCATACCGACAGAAGTGCCCACTGCGGCAGCAGCGAGTGTCGTCCAAGTGGCGCAGAGCACCAGAAAATCGCTGGCCGCAAGGCTCGCATAGGAGAAAGCATGTCCATCACTACCAAGGTCGGCGCCGTGACCTTTACTCATAACGCTGCGATGACGGGCGAGGTCGAGATTGAGCGCGCGGGGCTGGCTGTAACGGTGCCCTTTGAGGCATTGACCAAGATCGTTTCCGATAAGGTTCGTCAGCAGATGATCGAGGGTATCGAAGAACTGAAACCGCACGAAATCCTGGCGCTGGCAGCCTCCAAGGCATCGCGGAAGGCCTAGCCATGTCGAATTACGATCCGGCGACCAGTGACCTGGCTAATGTGCCGATCGATACGCTGAAACAGTGGCAAATCGATGCGCTACAGGCCATGCACGACCTGAGCACAGGCAAAAAGCGCGTGACCATTTCCTATAGCCAGGGCGATGGAACGCGATCCGTCACCTACCAGCAAGCTAACATCGAGGACTTGCGCGCGTGGCTGGCAAAACTGAACGCTCAACTGGGTCTCGGCAGCCGCCGGCGCCCAATCTGGACAAACTTCTGATGACCACCATTCTTGACGCTTCGGGCCGACCGATCCAACGGGCCAGCCCGGCCCGTGCTCGCCCGTCTGCGTCGTTGAATGGCTCGGCGCCGAGCGTTTTCCCCTACGATGCGGCGAGTTGGCAGACGCAGGAGATGGGGGATTGGCTGCCGTGGATTCGCTCGCCCGACTCTGAAATCAACCAGTTCCGGGACCGGATGGTTGCGCGCCAGCGCGACCTGGTGCGGAACGACGGCCTGGCCTCGGGCGGCATCACCCGGATCTTGGACAACACGGTTGGTGCCTCCCTGAAGCTGTCGGCCATGCCGGATTACATGGCACTCCAGACGCTGACGGGCCTGCGGACGTTTGACGCTCAGTGGGCGGTCGAATTTCGCCGGGCGGCGGAAGCTCTGTGGCGCACCTACTCAGAGGATCTGGGGCGGTATGGCGATGTCAGCCGGCAAATGACGACATCGCAGCAGCTTCGACTGGCGATGCGTCACAAGCTGGTCGATGGCGATGCACTGATGATGGCGTACTGGCTTCCGGAGCGGATCGGCGTAGGGGCGGCGCGCTATGCCACCGCGTGGCAAGTCGTTGATCCGGACCGTCTCTCCAATCCCTACCAGATCATGGACACCAAGCACATGCGCGGTGGGGTGGAGATCGACGATTTCGGTGTGCCAGTGGCCTACCACATCCGGAAGGCCGAGCAAAACGACTGGTACAACGCCATCGAGGCGAACACCTGGGAACGCATCGAGCGAGAAGATCCAGATGGCTGGATCCGGGTGATCCACGATTTCGAGCGCGACCGCGCCGGTCAGAACCGCGGTATTGGTGTTTTCACCTCCGTGATTGCGCGCTTCAAGATGCTGGCACGCTACTACGGCGTCGAGCTGCAGGCAGCCACCATTGCGGCGACATTCGGAACCTACGTCACAAGCCCATACGATCCGTCGCTTGTTCAGGATGCGCTGGATGGAGACGCCGAGCTCAGCAAGTATCAGGAGCTGCGAGTCGATTGGTCAAATGAACGTCCCGCGATGCTCAATGGCGCACGTATTCCGACCCTCGCTCCCGGCGAGAAGATTGAACAGGTCGCGGCGGCGCACCCGCACAGCGGGTTTGGTGAGTTCGTGAGGGAAATGCAGCGCAGTTTCGCTGCGGCCAGCGGTATCTCGGCTGAGCAAATCTCTCAGGATTGGTCGCAGACCAACTACAGTTCTGCGCGTGCAGCGCTCCTTGAATCCTGGAAGACCCTGACACGTCGCTCGGCGGAATTCAAGGCCAACACCGCTACCCCCGTGTACGCCGGCGTTCTTCACGAAATGATGGATCGTGGGCATTTGCCGTTGCCTGCGGGAGCTCCCAGCTTCCTGGAGGCGCGTACCGCCTATTCGAAATGTGCCTGGCTAGGCGTGGCTCGCGGCTGGGTGGACCCGGTCAAGGAGAAGCAGGGTGCCATTCTCGGGATGGATGCCGGCCTCTCGACGCTGCAGCGGGAATGCGCCGAACAAGGCTTGGACTACGAGGAGGTCATCGCGCAGCGTGCCATTGAAGTGCAGATGTTCAAAGACAACGGCTTGCCGCCGCCCAAGTGGTACAGCGATGACGCAAATTCGGCTTCCAAGCCCGAACAAGGAGATGAAGCGAAATGACGAACCTGCCATTTTTGGCGCAGCGATTATTCAACACGCCCCTGGCAATCACTCCCGGCAAGGCCGAAGTCGTGATGGCTGCGCTGGCCGAGCGGTTCGGTATCACGCGGCTATTCCGAATGGATGGGCATGCTCTGGATCTGGCTGATGCCTCCGTTGCCGCCGGTGTGATCGCCAGTGATTCCTTCGGCGCACCTCGCGACAGCGATCGGCGAGGCTATGAGGTGATCGAAGGCATCGCCATCATTCCTGTCCAAGGCACGCTGGTGCAGAAGCTGGGGACTCTCCGTCCCTATTCGGGGATGACGGGGTACGACGGGATCCGTGCCAACCTCAGCATGGCGCTGGAAGATACCGCAGTGCGCGGGATCGCATTCGATATTGATAGTCCGGGCGGAGAGGTCGCTGGGCTGTTCGACCTGGTGGACGCGATGTATGCCTGCAGGGGAATCAAGCCCATGCACGCGATCTTGAGCGAGGCAGCTTACTCGGCTGGCTACGCCATTGCCAGTGCCTGCGACCATATCTCGGTGCCGCGTACCGGCGGTACCGGCAGCGTCGGGGTGATCTGCATGCACGTGGATTTCTCCAAGGCACTGACGGCCGCCGGCATTGCTGTGACCATGATTCATTACGGCGATCGCAAGGCCGATGGCCACAGCGAGATCCCGCTATCCAAGGAGGCCTTGCAACGCTTCCAGGCCGATATTGACGCCATGGGCTCTCTGTTCGTGGAAACAGTGGCGCGCAACCGTGGCATGAAGGTGTCCGCTGTTCGGGCAACCCAGGCCACCACGTTCCTCGGCGCCGCAGGCGTCGAAATTGGCTTTGCAGATGCTGTGATGGCACCTGATAAGGCATTCCAATCCCTGCTTTCCGAGCTGGGCCAGTAGTCATTTCATAAGGAAGAATGATGTCGAAACTCACCAAGCAAATGGCGAAAGTCTTGTCTTTCGCCCATCTCACCGGGGTTGCGGGAAAGCGCGCCGAGGAAGATGACAAGGATCGTCGCGATGGCGCTGAAGAAGACGATCCTGACAAGAACGAGCAAGACCGCGAAGACAACACCGGCAAGAAGGGCAAGCGTGCCGAGGACGACGACCGGGAAAAGGACAAGGCCGAGGGTGATGATCCTGGCGACGAAGAGAAAGACCAGGCCAAGGCCGATGACCAGGACGCCGAAGACGATGACGAGGAAGAGGAGATGCGCGGCAAGAGCGCTGCAGCTTCTGCCCGTCGCCGTGAGCGCGCCCGTTGCGCGGCCATCTTCGGCTCGAAGGCTGCCGGCCGCAATCCGGTCCTGGCTGCCAATCTGGCATTCAACACCAGTATGACCCGCAAAGAAGCCTTGGCCGTGTTGGAAAGCACGCCGGCAAGCATGGCTACTGCCGAGTTTGCTGGCGGTCGTGCCGCGCGCAATCCGGGCATTGGCGCCGGCGCTCCCTCCGCCAATCGTGCCCAGCAAACGGCCAGCCGCTGGGATGCTGCATTCAAGAAGGCTTCTGGCCGCCGCTAATCAACCCATCCATTTCGAAAGGACTCCCTGATCATGGGTAACCCGACAGTAACGCCGCTGCAGGAGCAGTGGCATGACGGTGGTTTCATCGTCAGCGAAGCAAACGGCCACATCTCGCGTGAGACCGTTACCTTGACGGGTGGCGTCAAGGTGTTGGCCGGCACCGTGCTGGGCCAGCAGACCATCGGCAACACGGCCGCCGCTGCTGCGCTCGGCACGAACTCCGGCAACGGTACCTTCGGGGCGATCTCGGTGGCAGCGCCTGCGCAAGCCGGTGACTACGCCGTGCAGTTCGCGGACGCGACGCACTTCGTGGTTGAGGATCCGCAGGGCGTCGAGGTGGGCCATGGCACGACCGGGGTTGCGTTCTCCGGCGGCGGCCTTGGTTTCACCATCACCGCTGGCAGCAACGCCTTCGTGGCGGGCGATAGCTTCAAGGTGACCGTCGCAGCAGGTTCCAAGAAGTTCGCGCCGCTCAGCCTGACTGCCGCTGACGGAACCGGAGTCCCGGTGGCTGTGCTGTACGCGACCAAGGATGTGACCTCGGCTGACAAGCAGGCCCTGGTGATCTTCCGCCATGCGGAGCTCAATGGATCCGAACTGATCTGGCCCGCCGGCGCAACAGCCCCGCAGATTGCGGCCTTCATTGCCCAGTTGGCCCAATCCAAGGTCCTCCTGGTCCGTTAAGGCCTCGTCTTCTCGCCATCTCCAAGCCGCCCTCGGGCGGCTTTTCTT